TTGACGGATATCCGATCATTGTCGTTTAGAGAACGCAGTAACTGGATCCAGCGTGCTGGAAGACGAGGATAGTTAATTGGACATTGGTCGTTCCATGGGAACAGGTGGGTCTGGCAACCTATTTAGTCGTAAGACTGAATTAGTTGCAGACCTTACTTCGGCGTTCAAAAAATTAAACACCGAACTTGAGAAGACCAAGCAACTTAGCGCAGACATTGCCAAAAACATTAAGGGATCTTTCCCTGGCGGTGTAGGCGGTTCTCAACTATTTGACACCTCTAACCACTCAACCAACACAAACACTCCTGCCCAAAATGATGGGTCACAGGGCGGTGGCATTGGTGGAATCAACCTACGCAGCATATTCAACGTAGGTCTTAAAGGCGCTGGGCTTGCTTTGCAGGCAATGCCTTCTGTCCAGCAAGCGTTTACCGTAGACACCCTTCGTTCTCAGTTTGGATTCTACGGAGGACAGAACGCTTACGGAACTATGAACCGTATGGCGGCTCAAGGAACAACCACTGACCCCCTAGATGCCGCTCGCGCCGCTATGACGGGCGCTACCCAAGGTCTCCTACCTGGCCTTAAGAACTTTAACACTGTAGCTGGCGGAGCCGCTACATTCTCTAACCTCATGCCTGGAGTGGGTCTAGCGGGCGGTATGCAGGCCATGGCCGCCCTAAACCAAGGTCGTAACGTAAATATGCTCAAGATGATTGGCATCAACGTACGAGGCGCTGACGGGCTTATGAAGGGCCCTGACGAGATCGTAAACCAACTTTGGGCAAGCCTTAACCGTCAAAAGACTGGTGGAGGGGCTATCTCTAAGCAAGACCTTGCTTTGTCTTTGCAGCCAGGCAATGCTCTTGCTTCCATGATGGATCAATATTTTGGAAATGACCCAATCCTTCGTCAGGGTGTTATTGCTGGCCTTATGGCTAAAGCAAGTGGCAAAGGACTTTCTAAACAAGAACTGTTAGACGCTGGCGCTATTACATCTAGTACTGAGGGTGTAAGCAAAAGAAATGCTGCTGCTCTTAAAGGAATCGAAGCATCTGCTGCCCCACTTCTTAAAGGCTTTGATGCGGCTAACGCAGCGCTTACAACCCTTAATGAAAAATTTGCTCAATTAGTAGAACACTCAAAAGCTCTACAAGCAGTTCTTACATCTAAAGGCTTCTTAGACACAATGGCTACTGGCGGTAATGGAGCTATGGGCGCGGGTATGGGTGGAATAGGAAGTTTCCTAGGAAGTCTCCTTGGCGGAAAACTTGGCGGTAAAGCAATGACTTCTGGAATGGGAAACATTCTTGGAGGACTTAAAGGTGCTTTTGGTAAAGGCGCTGGATTCTTAGGAAAAGCCGCACCTATCTTAGGCGCATTGCTTTCTGGTTTTCACGGATTTGGCGATGAAAAAGAAGGCAAAGGTATTTGGGCTGAACTTTTAAAAGAAATGGGAATGGGCGCTGTCGTAGGTGGCGGTATGGGCGCATTTGCTGGGGGAGTTGGCGCTTTACCTGGTGCACTTGCTGGCTCTCTAGTTGCAGGTGGAGGCTACTTAGCAGGTCGCGCTCTTGGTGGCGGTGAGGGTGGAAATGATCCATCTAATCAAACCGCTATGCCTCTAAACAACAACCCACCAATTACAAGCCCGTTTGGAAAAGTTCGTTATATCAAAACCAATCAGGGTCGCAACGCGTCATGGGGTAAACCACACGGAGGCGTAGATTACGGTGCTCCAGTAGGAACACCTGTGTATGCTGTTAAAGACGGTGTTGTGCAAGACCACCCAGATGATCCAAATGGTTTTGGAACTTACGGAAAAATTGAACACAGTGACGGAAGAATAAGTTATTACGGACACTTATCATCTTTAGTTGCCCGTCCCGGTGACAAGATTAGTGCTGGAGACCTTGTTGGTTACAGCGGCAACTCAGGAAATTCATCTGGTCCACACCTTCACTTTGAAGTTCGTGATCATAACCAATCTATTGACCCACTTAACTATATTTCTGGCGCTTCAGACATTGGAGATGAAACAAACATCTCATCTGCTGCGGGAGAAATCCCAGCTAAAGGATCAGCGCACCCGATTCATGGAATGGGTCTAAAAATTACTGGTGGTGCTGGGGAGCTTGCAATTACTAGCGCTTCTGGAGGACCAGACATTGTTGGAGCAACTGGGTTTACATCTCGCAAAGCACGCAGTGAGGACTACAGCGTAAACTACGGTGGAATTAACGTAACTATGAATTTCCCAGAAGGGAAATACAACAAGCAAGAAATTAAGCAGGCAGTTACAGAGGCTTTAAGCGAAGAAAACTTGAGAAAGCACGCGGTGAGTAAGTAATGGCTGAGAATAAACCGGGTACTACAGGCACCTCTAAAAGCGGAAGTAGCAAAGTAAAGTGGGAAAAAACTGGTAACCCAGTTTGGGATGCTTACGGCAAAGCTTGGGAAAACGACACTAACGCTGGAAAAAAGTTTACTGCTACACAAGGATTAGGTCGTGGAACCTCTGGTCTTGGACCAAGAAATATAAAGCCTAAAGTTACGAAACAAAACGATGACAAAAAAGATAATGGTAATAGATCATCTTGGAAGACGGGCACTGGCTCGACAAACCTTGCCGATAATCAGGTAGCTGTACGTCCGCCATTGACTGAATACCAATGGAATTTGCCACCTCATCAGTGGAGTTTGCCAACTAAACCGGGCACTTTTAACGACGCAGTGAACCCTTTAAATAACATCGAGCAATATCGCCGAGGAAGACTTTGGTGGTATGCGTCGGTCGACTCTACTATGCAAGACGGTAGTAAAACCGACCCTAGATCGCCAGACAGAAAATATGGGTTTCAATTTACGTGGAATCCAGAGTCTTACTCTACTGGGGTTTCGTTAGCCACAGACACGACCCCAAATGTTAGCGACCGTTTTGTCGGTGTTGCTGGAGCGTTTCCTAGCGGTGAAACCATCTCATTTACCCTTAGACTTGATAGAACAAATGATTTTGCTTGCGCTAGAAATGCTATACAAAAAGATTATGTGTCTTTACCTACTTTTGATGAGAAGGGCCGCGGTATCTACATAAAAAGTACAAAAAGTTCTGACTTTGACTACGCAAAACTTTTAAATTTTTATACAACTAGCATTAGCAGCAAAGGCGACATGACAGAAAAAATTCGAGAGATGCTAGAACTTGGTACTGTTGCTGACTTAGAGTATCTATACAAGGCTGTAAATGGAGATGGTTGGTCTAACGCAGCTGGAAGAAAAACCTCTGATATTGGATACTTGGCCGCAACCCTATTGCGTGTTGATATTGGTCCTTTGTCTTATATTGGGTATATTTTAAATCTAAACGTAAACCATATCGCATTTAGCCAAGACATGACCCCTATTAGAACAGACGTAAGCATCTCTATGAACTTGATGGCGTCTGCTGGTCAGACAATCCCGGAGAAAGACCCTAAGAAAAAATGAGCATTTATCAAGGATCTAGATACGAGTACTCAATTGTTGATTTTGTTGCTGTCGTGCCAGACGGCGATCAAAACCCAGTTGTTTTTTATGAATTTTCAGACATTGGAGCATTAAAATACACAGAATATACTTGGAAAGACCGCGACCGCTTAGATTTGGTGTCTTACGAATTTTACAGAAGGACTGATCTTTGGTGGGTGATATTGGACAATAATCCAGAAGTTGTTGATCCAAGCAATATACCTGCGGGAACTGTTCTAAGGATCCCTCGTGTTTAACTTTGCCGATATCTCTTTTCCTGACTCTACTGTGCAACCAGTAAACCGCCTTATAGATCTAAATCTTTACCAAGAACGAGGTGCTCATGAGCTTATTATTGCAAAGTTTAAAGACTGGGATGTTCCTCACGAGTCCTTAAAACAAGGAACCCCTGTTGAACTAACTTTATTTGGAGGTTCTGCTTCCAGACCTTTTAACGGCTATGTTCACCATGTAAAAAAACACAATACTCCTGGATCTAAATGGATTGAACTTGGTGTTATTGGTGCATCTTATCATTTAAAGCAACAGCGACAAAAAATTTACAGAGAAGTTACCGCTTCCGATGTTGTTAGAGAAATTGCTCTTTCTCACGGTTTTGCTTTTGATATTACAGACCATCCTAGAGTTTATGATCAAATTTCTCAGGCTGGTTTAAGCGACCTTGAACTGTGTAAAAAACTTGCAAAACAATGCGGGTATAGTTTTAGGGTACAAAACACAGAAATTTATTTTAATCCAGTAATGAAAGTGTTTAACGAGTCAAAAAGTAACGCCTTGTACTTTTTTATGGGTGATCAAGCCAACCCAAGCGGTTCAACTTTATACTCGTTTACACCAGTTGTTGGAGAAACTTTAGACCAAGACGGAGAACACAAAGCCGCGGTTGCGATAAGCGGTGTTGATAAGTTTACTGGTCAGTTAATACAAGTAACTAATCAAAAACGCCCTAAGGCCTCTCGTGTTAAATACGAAGCAGAATTTTTTGATCGATTTGACGCAATAACTGTGGCTAATGATTACGAGATTGCAAAACATGAGTCGGTTTCCGCTGATGAAAGAGTACGTTTTCCGTATAGAGCGGTTGCTGAAGTTTTGGGTACCCCAGACCTTTACCCAGACGCACCGGTTTATTTAGAAGGCGTAGGGCAAGACTATTCTGGTTTTTGGACAGTACTTAAAACTGAACATAAAATTACTTCAGACACCCTTCTTAACCATAAATACACAACCATTTTGCATTTGGGAACAGATTCTCTTGGTCAAGATACAAGTCAACCTAACTCTCCAGCGGTAGGACAGCCTGAGCCAAATAGAAAACGTCAAATTATTCCAAATGTAAGACAAACTAATAAAAGGCCTGTTTCAAAATTAAAACCGGGATCATTAAAGAAAACTCAAGGTCCTGTAGGATTTGGAACTGTTAACAACAGGGCTAGGCCAATGGTTGCTAAAAAAACAATTGTTGCGAGCAAATGGAAAAACACAACTAAAAGTCTAAAAACAGTTTCAACGCCTAGAACGTCACCTTCCCCTGTTGTTTTGGCGCATAAAAGGAGCATAAGTGGACGCTAATAAATTTTACGGAATATACAGAGGCATCTGTATGGATAATTCTGACCCTCTTGAAAAAAATCGAATTCGTGCCCAAGTTCCTCAAGTATTTGGGCAAGAACTAAGCGATTGGGCTTGGCCATGTTTGCCCGTAACAAGCAATGCTGATCATCCAGATCATTTGCCACATCTTGCTTCTGAGGTAGCTGCTTTGCTAACTACGCACTCAAACCACTCCGTATCCGTTTCTGGAACAACTGGTGGCGCAACAGTTAGTACATTTGGATCTCACACTCATACTTTTAGTGCTACTCAAACGCTTACTCACTCGGACCACGAGGGTAACAATGGTGAGTTAACCCACGGACACGAAGACAGTACGGATCCTTTAGAAGTTAATGGAACAGAGCACACTCCGCATAGAAAAGTACCAAACCTAGAACAAGGAGTCTGGGTAATGTTTGAAGGCGGAGACCCAAATTTCCCTGTATGGATTGGAGTATTTTAAATGGCACAAGCCATCGCATTACCTTTTAAATTTACAGAATCTGGTGGGGTTAATACCACTGTAGACGAACGCAAGCTTTGGTCTGACAGAGTACTAAGCGCCATTTTTACACGACCATCGGAGCGCGTAATGCGCTATGCCTATGGAAGCGGGGCTACAGGACTTGTTTTTGAGCCAGAAGAGTGGGCTATAAAAGAGGCCGAACTTACTGTGGCCTCCGCATTTTCCCAATGGCTTCCTAGCCTCAAATTGTTGTCTGTAACAGCCTACATGGACTCCTCTGATGAGTTAGCGGACAATGCTTTGATAATTTCGGTAAACTATGTGTTACCAAGCGGAGAAAAAGCAACCACTGTAGCCAACGTGAAGAGCGGCACATTTACGCGCACTGGCGTTTTGATTGAGGAGATTTAAACATGGCTGACAGCAACTACGTTCCGCAAATCGACTA